TACCCACCAAGTTTGCTAAGTCTTTGCTTAATCTCTCTATCGGCAAAGACCGTGAGTTTAGTTATTCTTCGATTTCAGGGTCATCTTCGTCGTTGTCTGTTTCTTGAGTGACGTCGATTGAGTACACACTCGCGTGGTGGCGGTGTTCTTCCCAGTTGTATCCCTCTTTTTCCGCGTCATCCCACGATTCGGCGTCAACTTCGTACTCGACCTCGACGGTGACTTTGATTGAGTAGCGGTTGGTCATTGTGTGTATCCTCTTTGTTTTGTTTGTGTGGGGATAGGTTTCCTTTCGCTTTTGGGACTCTCCCTTACTGTTCCTATCCCCACACCTATAAGCCTAGTGCATGGCTGTTTGATACTCCAACATTTTTTGGTAACGATTTGATAACGACGGTTGTTTAAAGTTTGGGGCATGAAGATAGGGCAGACCGTAGTCTGCCCTACCAACATTGTTTGATTAGACATTGACTGGTGCAAACGAGTTTGCAATTTCTAGATAGTCTGAATAATCACGCTTTTGCTCGGCGGTCAAGCCAGCAGACTTTATCCACGCTGTCTTGCTGATTTTTGACGCATTGGTTTTGAGACCGATAAAGCGACGAATTGTGTGCAGAGTCAACAGAGACTGTCCAAACTTATCCATGAGCATCTTGCCGCGAGTATCTTCGATTAGTTTGATTCGTACCCAGAATTCTGCCGACGATTCCAAAGTAATCTCATTGATTCCCGTATTCATAGTCAAGAAACAGATTGTTTTAAATATGTCGTAATCTGTCTCGTCATTTGCAATTTGTTCCCAGTCTTTGATTGCTGTTGCATCGTAGTTGAGTGACATTGTCTTATCTCTTTCTCTTTTTGGATTTGGGGATTTTTTCCCTACACTTCATTTTACGCGCGTCTGGCGCGGATTGCCACCTGCGTTACTGAATCGTTATATAGACACAGTAAGTAATGACTCTTGACTAATGTTCCAGAATGGCAGACTGTCTAATCTCTCTTGACATCTCTTGCTTATCCTTTGCTCACTCTTTGATTACTGTGACTAGAACAATAGTTTGCTGTCCAACAGACATTAGTTGCTGTTTCACATCCGCCACTAATTAAACGAAGTTTAATTCGGGCGGGCATCGTCCTACTGTGGAACAACGTTCTAGAACAATGTTCTAGGGCAGGGTCGCGGTTTGTGTTGGAACGAAGTTCCAACTAATAAAGAGAATGAGCGAAGCGAATTCGATTTTGATTTTAGAAAAAAGTTATCCACAGGCTGTGGATAACTTATCAACAACCTGTGGATAACTATTGGCAACTACCAGAGTCTAGGTGGGATTTGTTAGGAGAGTACCGACTGAACGACAGAGAGTAAACGTGCTTTCTCTGCGTTCTGGCTGTCGGACATTCCGCTGGCATCCATCAACAGTTGTTCATTGTTGGATTTGCCGGTTTTGCTGTCGAATCGCTGTGTGCGATTCCAGTCGAGCGCGTCGTAAATCCCATTGAGGGCATACCATGCGTTGCCCGTGGATAGGTTGAAGTCTCCACGGTAGGCGTTCCAAATTCCGTCAACTTTGTTGTCGTATTTGGTTTGTTGTCCTCTGTCGTTGTCCTCTGGGCGAGGGTAAGCGGCGGCGATGATTTTCGAGAATTCGTTGTCGGTAATCTCACGCTCAAACAGGGTCTGAGCGAGAGCGTCGAATTCATCCATGTACGCGCTTGCCATGCCTAGCGTGTCACGCGCCTCCGCGATACGACCGGTCACGCTCTGCGTGTGGCGCATCTTGAATTTGTTAGTCGCGCCCTTGAGCGCGATTGCCAGAGTGTTTGCGCATACGACCCGAGTGGGGGTCAAAGTCGCAACGAGCGACCCTGTCCCGTCGTAGGATGACGTGACTAGTAAGTAGGTTTCTACTTTGTCAGCGACTCCAGTAGGGTCAAGAACGGTTGAGCGAGTCATTGACATTGAGCCAAAGACTACCTGTCCACCCTTGAGACTTCCGGCGGTTTCCCACGTTGTTTCAGGGTCTGCTTCCATGATTCCGTCAGCGAGTGAGAACAATTCTTCATTCGAGACAACTTCGTAACGAGAACGAGCGTGTCCAAGAATTTCAGGCTGTCCCGTAAACGGATTGTCGCGCACGACGTACCGCATCGGGTCAACCGTTGTCCACCCCTCTGGCAGAATTTCATCGACCATTCGAGGATTCCAATTTGCCATGTTTGCGAGTTCCAACATTTCTTGAGTGGTGACAGGCTCAGTAAAGACTGTCCCCAAACCGTGCCATGCCGGTTCGCGGTAACTTGCAAAACTTTCGATATCTGCGGACATTGTCTAACCTTTCTTTGTTGGCAGCCGCCAACGGTGAGTGTGCCTATAAATAGGCTTTGGATAGGTGTCCACCTAGACTCTGTGTAGTTGTCAATGTTCTAAAGGTGAATCGGGCGGTTTTTCAGACTTCCCTTTTCCCTCTGTAACCAGTTTAGTCTATGTCTGTCCGAATCACCTAATCCGTTTTATAACGATTTGGTAACGGAAACCTGAGAGAAACCTGAGAGTTTCCTGAAAAGTTTATGTTGGCGACTAATAAGTTGTTAGTAGGGGGGAATGGGGGGTGTCCCCCCATACTATTGTTCTAGATTATTGTTCTAGAACATATACCTAGAATAAGAGTCTAATTAGAATACTGTTCTAGACTAACTATCTAGAATGATTGTCTAGACTTTGGTTCTAGTGTCTGATAACAAATAGACTTTGTTTCTAGACATTTGGTCTAATTAGTGATTGGAACAATGTTCCAGCGGCAGTAGCCGACTCCATTCAGGTAACTATCAGACAATTCATAGACTTATACCAATAGTCTGGGGATAACCCTGTGCATAACTTTGCCAAAATCCCTGTGTTTACGCGGATTTGCCTGTGGAAAACGATTCTAAGCCTTGTGGATAACACGCGGGGCACAATCATATCCCCCAAAGTTATCCACACACTATCCACAGGTGAGAGCCACTTATCCACAGGTTATACACAGGTTGTCCACAGAGTTATCCACAGCACCCCCCACCATTAGACTAAAAGTCTAGAACAATCGCCCCAGATAACATCCGCGACTACGACCCCAAAGTTGAGGCAGTAGCCAAAAGCGGTGTTTCTCTCTTGGGGGAAAGTGACACTTTCATAGCTAAATCCTAGCAGAAATGCGGGCTAAGCCTAAATCGCCCTAGTAGGTGTGTCACAATTGCCCTATGGATAATGATGACTCTTCATTCGAGGAACTCAGCCTAGGTCAGAATATAGCTAGGTGGCATGAACTGGCTCGAATAGAACGTCGTAGACCTGTTGATTTGTCAAACAAGGAAGACTTGATGGCACACTTGTCGTCTTACCATGGTCACGGCATAAAGTCGCCTAATCTAAGTAGTTCATACGTAGAACTGCCCTCTCCGGTAGGGTACGTGCTAGACAATACTTCGTACCGACATGGGCTGACCAGAGGATTTTCTCGTGGTACCCCAGAGTACAACATGGTCATGGAACCCAGCCGCGAGCTAAACCTTACAGAGATGCAGTTCCTTCATGAAAAACTGCATGAAGGCGTCCACAGAGGAATGGCTCACTACACCGAAGACGGCATCCACCAGCATCTTCAGTAGAAGTTAGCCATAGAACGCCCTTACTGTTCTGTCACAATGTAAGTATGTCCGAAAGCACCCCACTCAGCTCAGAGCAGTTCTTCAAACCTAGAGCTACTACTATGCCTGAGTTTGGTTCTATTAACTATGCCCGTAGGTTGATAAATGGCACTCAGCCCCCGGCAATGTTCGCTACGGCGCGGGAGATTGTAGCCACTCATGCCTTAGGTGATATCGGGATGCATGTCTATAAACAGGGGGAAGACGGGGAGTACGACTATAACCCCATCCTTGATAACGACGAACTCCTTGAGCACAAAGTGAACAATGACCCTGATTTAGCTGAAAACATCCGTGACTACGGGTTTGATTGGGGACAAGAACACTTTAAAGAAGACCCCGTACGTCTTCGAGACGAGACACTCACGAACGGGCACCACCGTGTAGCGAGCATGCTGAAGTACCGTCCGGACGAGTTCCTCCGTATTTATACAGAGCGTTAGTCCTAAAACGCCCTAGCTAATCTGTCACACTAGATATATGGGTGTAGAAGACAACGTCAGCCAACAGCTTAAACCGCTGTTTGAAGACCCGCCAGAGTGGTCACTGCCTCAACAGCAGAAAGACGAGGTCTACAAGGCACGTCTCAAGGTCAAGGGTCTGAAAGAAGCAAAGCCATTGCCCGAAGGGTACAGCACCCATATCGGTGCACCTCAACATCACGTATACGACAATGAAGGCAACTTACGCGGAGGGACGCAGTCCGTCTTTTTAGCGCACAACGGAGAACAAGTCGGTGAAGTTCGCTGGAACACACTGACTGGTCACGTCAACTGGTTAGGTGTACACCCAGACCACCGAATTATTGGTTTACATCACTTGTTGAATGCAGCTCATGAGTGGGCAGCTAAAGAGGGTGGTCTTGGACCTTTTCACTCAGGAAACTTATCGGAGTACAGTGCTTCTCTGATGAAGCGATTTGTTCCTTCTGCCATCTCCAGTGGTACGTATCTTCCTCCACGTCGACAGCACTCTTACTACGAATCGTCTGTGCATGAAAGTCCTTATGCCGATGTCGACCCTCAATCTGAACACGACTTTATGCGGGCTGCAAATACCGCATGCAACATTTTGGATGCAATGCACAGTATCTCCAATGCACAGGAAGTAATTCATGCACGACACGGGGATTTCATCCCCGTAGACCACCCTGATTTCCGAACAGCAAACCACTTAGCTTCAGTGCGTCTGAGGCTACGCCGAGTCCGTAACGAAGTGCTTAACAATCACAGCAACTACGACCTTGCTAATGAAGACGGGTACACCCTAGCAGATGAGATAGAGGAACACCCCTCGTATGACCATGTCCACTTAGAACCACACCTGAAAAACGCTGTCGAGTCCTTGAGAGCAAACGACCAATGAGTAGACAAGAAGAGTTCTCCAACAGCGCGAATCAACACCGCTTTAATCTGTTGTACTCAATTAATGGTATGCAAGCCGACCTCGAAAACCAGATACGCAAAATCGGCGTTGCAGGTAATGCTAGTGGCATCCACGGAGATGTTGCACCCGATGGAGAGATACTGCCCCATAAGAAGGGCAACTTCTCTTATGACCCTCCCGTATAAGCAAGGGCGTTTTAAACATGGCGAGAGTAATCGAATTCGACTCAAGTAGAGAGCAAGCCCAACAAGCACGTACCAAAGCAATAGTGCAAGACGTACAAGCCAATCAAGATGTACAAGCCATCCTCCAAGTAACGGGGGATAAGCGTGTGCGTCCAAAAGCCGTCAAAGCTTCGAGATATAAGCGAAAATCTAATTAAGGATTAAAAATGGCAGAGTACTACCACGTATCTCCTACGTACAACAAGAAGAGAATTCTTAACAGGGGTCTAGACCCTTACGCTCCCTCTAACGGGTGGGGAGACCCGATGGACGAAAAATACGAGGATTTGGACGATGCGGAGTTTGACGAGAAGTTCCACCAACCAATGCGTCGTGTCCACTTCGCTACAGGTATCGATGATGCACGTAAGTGGGCTGAACAGGTAGAGTTGACACAAGGGGATACTACCGAGATGTCTCTATTCAAGATAGACACTAAAGGTCTCCCTCTTATCCAAAAAACATCCGACATTGGTTTAGTGGACACGTACACCCCCAAAACTGTAAAGCCACATCGCATTACCCACGTAGAAGACTTTTACCCCCACGACTATAACTAACTTGTAACAGAGTTTAAATAGCCAAAAAATAAAGGTGCCGCGAATGCGCCAGATAACCTGTGTCTGTGGCTCTTGGATGTCACAATAGGTACATGGCTTTAGACTTCTACGACAACGGGACTCTGTCGTCTCCAAATTGTGCGGAATGTAAGGGGGGCATTCATGTGGAAGACAATCAGTGGAAGCACAACCACTATTTAGACAAAATACCCCCTTTTTGGGGCAAGTTGGCTGATGAAGAAGAGTCGGGCAAGTCGCAGACTGGCTTAGGGTCGTTCTTCAGCGATGTGCGCAGCAATGCGGACGGCAAATTCAAAGACACGCAACATCAAGCGGTTCCTCATGATGGTCGAACCATTGCTCAACAAAACGCCAGCGACGAACTCTTGCAGTACGAGCTTGTTTCTCGTCCAGAAGAAGCAAGTTACTACGCACCAAAAGACCTTGAAGGCAAGGACATTGAGCCTAAGCTTTTTGCACACAACGTGGGTAAACAATTAAAGGGCTATGTCCCTCCGCCATCCAACAAGCGGGGACCACGCGGTCCCGGTAGGAGAGCATAATGCCTAGCCCTTTATCTGGACCTCTGTTTAAGCACAGTCCTGACGGCACTGTTCAGTTGCCGATGTTTGCGACTGCGGGCGAGATTCTTGACCACTACAAGCCCGCTGACCTCCAGTCATATCAAGGCAACGTAGAGCACATGTTGGCAGATAAGCAAGAAGAAGCTGACTCTCGCCCCGGTGTGGGGTATCGACCAGTCCCCGAAGACTTTAACACAATGCCTAAAGCTGACCGTGCGTCTGGTTGGTACGGCGGTCTCACACAGCGGATAAAGAAGCACGGCTACGACTGGAGTAAGCCCGTAGAGGTCTGGGGTATGGGGAAACTTATCACCGATGGGCACCACAGACTTGCAGTGATGCACCGTGACCGTCCGGATGAATTTATACCTATTAAGTATGACAATGACGAGATTTCTTACCGCATGCACTTGCAGAATAAATACGACGATTTGGCAGAGACTCTGGGACCTGACCTCGCCAATATCGCGTTCAAGCCCCACGAATACCCCTACATTAAACGTCAACTCAATAAGGGTCCGATTGAAGAGATTAACCTCTAATCGTGGAATTGTACGATAATACCGAGTGGGGGCACGGTAACCGTCAGCTATACGGCACCAAGCTCAACCGCCACCAGTTCCCCAATACTCCTGAAAACCACTAAGGAAGAGCAATAAATGGAATGCCAGATTTGCAGTAAGAATCAAGAGACGCTGTGGTTTAAAAAGTGCGTGGACTGTTGGGAAGAAGATGCGCGTGTCTATTACGACAAATGGATAGCTGGAAAGTAGACTGCCCCACATGATTACTATCGATACCCCCACCATGTACATCGGAACCGCTCTTACTTACGAAGAAAAACAACTTGTAGAGGACGCTGTATTCTTCGACAGCATTGAGCTTGCTAAGCCCACTGCTCAGCGTAAGGCTAAGGAAGCGGGCATGCTGTTTGGCAATGTCTATGCCATCAGTACCATCGTAGACAATAAAGGTGTACGACACCCCTACCGCATCATTAAGCATGTTGACTGGTCCATCTAAGATTGACCCAGAAGACCCTATTTACCCCGGTTACCCGTTAATCGGGTGGCGTAAAATAACCCTGAAAGAAGAAAGTAAAGGAACTGAAGTGTCTGTTTTTCAACCTGCCCCTGTAAAAACCGTATCTAAGCCCCGAGGTGTTGCTAAGCGTCGCACAGGCGCGTCTACGCGCATCAATGCAGATAACATTTGGTTGTATCGCTTTATTGCTATCGGCGTCATTGCCGGAGCACTTGCCGCATTTGCCACATCATGGACAGGTCTTCTATACGTTGCAGGATGGCAAGCACTGCCCGTTGGGTGGGAATGGCTTACCCCCGTCATGATTGACATCCCCATCGTTGTTTTGAGCCTTGGCGCTCTGGCAAAGCGTAGTCGTGGGGAAAACCACTGGTGGTTCCTTGCATTTGCTATTTTCCTTACGCTCTTGTCTTCTGTGGCAAACTTTGCCCACACAGTGTCCGTAAATGGTCTGAATGACTACACGGGCTGGATTGGTGCGTCTTTGAACGCTCTTGCACCTGCGTTTGTTCTTTTGACCACTGAAGTTCTTGGTAGCCTTGTCACACGACCGGTTTCCAAAAAGAAGTAATATGTCTACTAATGAGCACTTTGACACAGGCTTCTCTGAAGCTCTGAAGGTGGCTCAACAACAGGCTAACCGCGAAGGGCGCTCCGTCCGTGTCGGTGAGGTGTGGGTAAATCCTTCCTCAGCGTCGCTGGCGAAGCGCCCTCGCTTTGATAACATCAACAAAGGATTCGCAGAAGGTAAAGCCCTCAAATAACCGTCAAATTAGGCATACTGGTCTAATGGGACGTAAAGAAGAGTTTTCTACGGGAGGAACTCCCCACGTGTACGCGAGGGGAAGTATTCGCCGTCGTTTGCCCGCTACTATGACCCCCAACGAAATTGTTTCACAATATCGGTCTGGCGACTTAAGGCATAGAGACAAAGCAGAGCAGGACTCCCTAGGAGAAGAGCGGGGCGGATTAAAGTGGCTAATGGACATCTCCTACCAAGGTGCTCATGGTCGATGGAACGGGGCATCGACTTCTCTCGCTGAAAGCATTCAGGAAAAGGGATACGACCCGCAGTACCCAATCGTACTAAACCCCAACCATTCTCAGGGTCCTACTATTATTGACGGGCACCACAGACTTGCAGTGATGTTGAAAACAGCCCCCGACACTCCTATCCCCGTAATGTTTACAGACGATGAGATGTACAACCGCACCATCGAAGATGAGCCAGAAAAGTTTACTAAACGCAAATTAATGGAGCCAAAACCAAGACCAAATATTTACGCTGGAAACTGTAAAGCTTGTGGTCAAAAAGTACCAGAAGGAGAAGGCGTGCTTATTAAGGTTCAAGGTCGAGGAAATCCGTTCCACCTATATCATCCCCATCACTTGACCTCAAAACAACGAACTTTGTACCCTAAGTACAAATCACGAAAGCAAACTACTGATGGGTCGTAACGAAAGCTTCAACCAAGGCAGAGGACGCCGTAAAATGGTTGGCGCACAGATTGCTGCTGAGAAACGCGCTGAGATTTCGCGCAAACTCCGCGAGGGCGACCGTCCTAGGCAGGGGCAAGACCCTGACCAAGGGTTCCCCATTACGGTTTACCCAGAGAACAAGTGCCCCCATGAAGGCTGCTCTGCTGCGTACTTCTTGCCAAAAGACCTCGATAACCACGTCGAAATCAAACATCCCCCAAAGAACCTATGAGCCGCCAACAAGAGCTTCAGCAGGGGTATCTCGGCGTACGGGAACTTCCTCACTACGCGGGAGACTTCTCCTACGTACGTAAGCACCCCTACATTGATTTCCGCCACAGTGCCTCCCCTATTTACCAAAGTCAGAATAGTGAGTGGGCAAACGACTACAGAATGCCGGGTGAACGATGACTGACGCAGCTAATGTTGGGCAACAAATGGATGGGATTCTAGAACCCATTACTTTCCGGTACCATTCCCGCGAACCGATGACGGGCAAAAACATCAACCACATCCTTGTGGCAAAAACAAAAGCAATGATTGACTTCGGAGATGGCACTAAGTTTCCCACAACTGTTGGCGGGCAAATTCACTGGAGCAAGAAGAGTGGAAAGATTGCTTGGATTGAAGTCCCGGAAGCTGCTCGACACTTGGGTATCGGCACGGCTTTGGTTAATGAAGCTCATCGACTTTCTGAGGAAAAGGGGTTTGTAGCTCCTAAGCACAGTAACGTACGTACCGACGCTGGTGAGGGGTTTGTACAAGCTATTGACTCTGACGCTAAACCTCGCACGATTCGGGGAGAGGTTTAGCCATGAGAAAATGGGAAGACATAGTTAACTCAGGGCTTATTCCCCAAGAGTACACCGACTACATGCAAAGGCATAAGCAAGGAGAAAAACCTAGAGTTTTTCTCGATATGCCCGAAGAAGAGGCTGATTCTCGGGGTCAGGCAATTAACGACGCCATTAATAGGGCTAAAGGACAAATTGGACGTAAGGGGGAACGAGGCGGAACCCCGGAGTACATGAAGGCGGAATGGAACTGGTCCGACGAACAGTTGGCTAAAGCAGCAACTTTTTACCACGCCACTCCCAAGCACAGCCGTCCCGGAATCGAACTCCATGGGCTTCGCCCGACTTTGACTACTACAGTCGGTGACCCGCACGAGATGAAGCAGCGTTACGGGGTATTTGGCAGCCCAACCACTCACGGTCCTAGCGCAGGGTATGGGCTTGACCCCGCACACCCCGACCCAGATGGAATCAAACGAGCAGACATTTACGAAGTACGTTTGCCTCTACAAGACCTGCGTATTGACCCTTACGGCGTCCCTTTTTCAGAACGAACTGTTAAGCCCCACGAATTTGAGCGCGTAGGTCACGCATTACGCCGACCCGGTAGTCATGAAGAAGAAGTTCACTGGGGTAAAGAAGAAGACTGTGAGCACTGCCGATGAGTAGCGAATACAACTTCAGCAAGGAGCAGCTTGGAGACTATCTCCCCGGCATGGCTCCCGAACAAGATGACCTACAAGCTGCTGGGTTTGTAAAGGTATACCGTGGTCTCCACAAAGGGTACCCCAACACTATCCGTTCATCCAAGGATATTGACCTCAATAGTCTAGGTGCGCACTGGACTACTGAACGGGGTGTTGCACAGTCATTTGCGTCGCACAGCGGAAGAGTGATTGACCCCGATGGCTACTTGGTAGAGGGGTGGGTTCACCCGCGACACACTGCTCAGGTCAAAACCAACCCAGAAGATGCGGCGAGGTATGGTAACCGGGGAATCTTCGGTAAAGACAGTGGTGAGGCTGAGGTTACAGTCCGAGATGGTGCGCCCATCCGTTTAACAGCCATGTCAAAAGTTCACCAAGAAAACGACCCTGACGATGGCTGGGGCGAAGATATTTTCACTGAGAAGCCTGTAGTAAACTTCAAACCTCAAATTGCACGTTCTCGGTCACACGAGCACTCTGTAGACTGGAGAATCTAATGACAGACCAAACTCAGCCCATCTACAAAGCAGAGCGCATTTGGCGAGGTTCTACGCCATCTGCTGGACGTAGCATTAGCCCGCAAGCAGCGTACGACCTTACGGGGGAGATTATCCATCACCCCAACGCAAACAGTATTGAGGGCATCCAAAACGTGCGGGAAGCTTTCACACCAGAGAAGTTTAAGCTCCATACTCCGGGAACCGAGTTTGAGCTTCCTCAGGGACTACACGCTGCAACCACCAGTGAGGGTCACATCATTGTGCGCCCTGAACGCCTGACTCCGGGAATAATTACGCACGAAGCTTCCCATCTTGTTACCAGACTCAGCTCACAGTTTGATGAGCACCTCCCCCAGCACGACGCTGCTTTTGCCCGCCAGCACGTAGAGACGGCACACGCTGTTTTGGGGCGTCCCGCTGGGCGCAGACTGGCTTTGGCATACGACCAGCATGGTGTCGAGTTAGGCAGATAATGGCAGCATCAGACCACCTTGGCGCACAGTGGAAGAAGTTTCACGGAAGCGATGCTGAGTTGAACGAGGGCGACCTTGTTGAACCACGTGTTACGGAACGTACCCGTATGCTGGGGGATGTTGACCAGACTGCACTAGCACACGTAGTTTCTCACCCATTAGTGGCATCTACCTATGGAAAGCACGTCTACGAGGTAGTTCCTACCGGAATTGAGAAAGAGCACGGTAGCCACACCGGTCCCATGGGCGAAGCAATCCGTCACTGGTCATCAACGTCAGGGTATCGGGTTGTCAAGAAAGTCGAGCCAAACGAGGCTCTCTACGAAATTCCTATTGAACACCTTTACCCCAAGCAGTAGTCTGCTACAATCCTTTTAGACATGCCAACCGGGTGTCGTTTAAGCTGCTGGTCTTCGGACAGCGGAGACTAGCAAATCTACGTCTAAGGAGTAGAAATGTATTACAAGCAAGGACCCAATCAGTGGGAAGTTCCAAACCCCCACAAGAACCCGTATTCCCCCAGTCCCAAGGACGAATGGGATAAGTACACAGGTAAGCCACTAGAGAAGGCTAAGCCCCTCACCGTTTCGGACTTGTTCCCGAATCTTGACCGCTGGGCAATTGGCTTTGACCCCTTCTTCTCTGCTTTGGAATCTGCCAAGGCGACTAAGGCTCCGTCGTACCCGCCGTACAACGTAACCCGCTCTGGGGACGTGTACACCATTGAAATGGCATTGGCTGGTCTGAAGAAGAGCGACCTTGAGATTACCGTCAAGGAACGCACCCTCACCATCGCCACCACGGAAAAGGCGGTGGACAAGCCCTCTGGTAAGAAGGACTCTGTCGAGGTGCTTCATCAGGGCATCGCATCTCGTGCATTCACTACCAACTTCGCGTTGGGCGAGAATATCGAGGTCACGGACGCCAAGATGGAAGACGGTATTCTAACCGTCACCTGCACCGACGTCATTCCTGAAGACAAGAAACCAAAGACAATTACTATCAAGTAGTTACTGGTAACCCCCGCTACGGCGGGGGTTACCTATTTCGACACGCCGTAGTCAGCCCGTGCGAATTACACCCGTGTGATACGCTGACCCAGACCATTGGACAACCAAAGGAACACTAATATGTCTCCCCTGATAGACGACCCAGAGTATCTCGCTGATATTCGAAACATGAATCTCAGTAGTCGAGATATCTCCCGCAAGTGGAGTATTGGAAAGACCACTGTAACAGACCATCGAGATAGATTGGGAATCCGTCGCCCAACCAGCAGTCAAACTGCTGGGATGCCATCTAAGGCACAAGAGTCGTTCTCTGAGGACTCTGACGGTACGCGCGTCGTAGAAGCTATTAGAGACCGTCCTGTGACACTTGACGATGCTCGTGCGTGGATTGAAGCGTCTGGTGACAACCCGGATGACTACAACATCGCTATTCGCTCCATTGCGTATGGTCAGGATATGTTCTCTAACCGCATGTCGGCTAGTCCTAAATTTAAGAAGAACTCGGTCAAGGTAGACCAAGTTGACTTCGAGAAGGCAAGTAAGTTCATTCAGGACTTCACATATATTCCTCCTAAAAAGGACTTCCTTGTTGATTTGGCAGTTTTACAGCCCACAGATGAGCAATGGGGTAAAACAGACTTCAACGGTGGCTCAGAGCAGACTCTAGAACGAATCATGAACTCGTATGGCGGATTTGCCGAATATGTCAGGGAATACCGCCCACGCGAGGTTCTGTTTGCCAAGACCGGTGACGGCATCGAAAACACGTGTAACACCTCAAGTCAGCGCGACACTAACGACCTTGACCTTCCTCATCAGATTCTGGCAATGTTTCAGGCAGATTTGGTTGGTATTCGCATGATTGCGCCCCTAACGGAGTACTTAACAGTAGCCCACGTCCCGTCTAACCACGGACGCTGGCGCGTAGGTCAAAAGGCAGATGGCGGAGATGCACACGCTGATTTTGGCATTACAAACGCCAAAGCTATCGACCACGCACTTCAGACTCTCAGCAATTTTGATAACGTTGAAATTGTATTGCCTGAGCCTCACATGGAGTCCTTGGCAGTATCCGTTGGGAATATGCGTATCGGTCTTGTACACGGACACCAGTCAAGCGGTCCCGACAAGATGGGCGAATGGTGGGCGCGTCAAGACCATGGACGTATGCCCACATGGGATGCGGATGCTCTATTTGTGGGTCATTGGCACTCATACCGCGTATACGAATCTGGGGATGGGCGACCTGTATTTGTAGGTCCAGCTTCGGATAATGGCTCGTCATGGTTCTCTAATCTCAAGGGAGAACGCGCTACTGCGGGTATGTTGGCGGTAAGTTTTGTTGGTAAAAAATGGAAATACCAAGACATCTTGTAGGTAACAAGGTTATTTAAACTGCCTCTCGGTACAATTGTCTGAGAGGCAGTTGCCTTTTTACGAAGGAGAGTTATCTTGGGAATGCCAAATCCCTTTGCAGGATATCCAGTTACTGATGACTGGGCAGCTCACCGTGCACGTGGGTCTCTTGGAGGTACCGATTATGGAACTCCAGTAGGTACCCCGATTTATGCACCTAACCCCGGTTATGTAAGCTACGAATATGGCAATGGGTCTGGTGGATACATCATTACCCTTGCCCTTGCTGACAGTCCCGGATACAAGATGCAGTTTTTGCACTGCTCATCTTTTGAAGGCACCAACCGCAACGTTAACACGGGAGACCTTCTCGGCTACACCGGAGGGGCAGCCGGAGCACCCGGTGCTGGTTCTTCAACGGGACCTCACGTTCACGTTCACATCATCAACCCCAACGGTGGACGTGAAGACGTACAGCCGTGGTTCGTCAACTCAACGCCCTCCAGCTCTTCCGCACTATCTGTTGACGGAGATTTTGGTCCACGTACCCGGCGTGCTCTTCAAACAGCCCTCGGTGTAACGGCAGATGGTGACTTTGGTCCTGCAAGTACCCGTGCACTCCAGTCTTTCCTTGGAGTCACTGTTGATGGTTCATGGGGTCCTGCTACCACTCGCGCTTTGCAGGGATTCCTTGGCGTAACAGCGGACGGCAGCTTCGGTCCTCAAACGGTTCGTGCTCTTCAGGCAAGCTTGAATGCCGGAACGTTTGTTAAGCCCGCTCCGGCACCCGCACCCAAGCCTCAGCCAAAACCCGAACCTAAGCCCGAGCCTAAACCCGAGCCTGTTCCTGCACCGGAACCTCCTAAACCGGTAGTTGAGCCAGTAGTCCCCACTCCAGCCCCAGTAACCCCACCTCAACCTGTAAAGGACCCAGTAATGCCAGAAATCACGCCCCTTCCCGAGGCTTCTACTAATGCAGCAAATGACGCTCTTGGAATCCTGATTCCTGACCCGAAGCGTCGTAAGCTTGCCTACGCGCTGTACGGTCTGACCTCTCTTGTCATCAGCAACGTTGCAGTTGGCGTCCTTGCCAGCGGAACTCAGGCTCCGGGCTGGCTGGTCATCGCACTCGCAGTCACCGGTAACCTCGCAGCACCCTTCGCCACGCTTGCCATCGCCAACGCGGGCAACAAGAAGTAGCAAAAAACGAAGGAAGCCCCTCGGTAAAGCACCGGGGGGCTTTCTGCTTTGATACACTAGAAACCTACTTGCCCCCGTCTTTGTGGCGGGGGTACTTCTATCTAAAAACCAACAGAAATGAGTGCATTATGGGCATTTTGGGACAGGGATTACAAGAGGGCTTGCTTCTCAAGCCGGTCAAATACCAATGGGCTTACGAGTTTTACAACCAAGCAATTCGCAACACATGGTTCCCTGAAGAAGTGCAGTTGGGAGAAGACCTTGCTGATTTCAAGAAAATGACCGAAGATGAACAACACGCGCTAACCTTCCTTCTTTCGTTCATGAATCCGGCTGAACTCATTGTCAACAAAGCTCTTGCTTTTGGAGTTTACCCGTACGTTAACTCGGCTGAGGCGCACATGTACTTGGCTCGCCAAATGTTCGAAGAAACCAACCACGTTGCCAGTTTTGAGTACATGCTGGAGACGTTCCCGGTAGACCGAGAAACCATCTACAACCAGCACATTGATGCGCCGGAAATTGCCGCTAAAGAAGCGTTTGAGATGCGCTACATTCGTCGAATGATTGAAGAAACCCTTGACATTAACACCGTTGAAGGAAAGCAGGACTTTGTCCGCAATCTCGTGGCTTACAACGTCATTATGGAGGGAATCTTCTTTTGGTCGCAATTTGCCGTGGCATTGTCGTTCCGCCAGCGTAACTTGCTCCGCAACTTCGGAACCATGGTGGACTGGATTGTCCGCGATGAGTCCTTGCACCTAAAGTTTGGAATCAATCTCATTCTCACGGTTCTCGAAGAAAACCCGGAAGTGGCTAACCCAGAATTTGCTGAAGAAATTAGACAAATGATTTTGGACGCTGTCGAATTGGAGCGCAACTACAACGCAGCCCTACTGCCCAACGGAATCCTTGGGATGAACGCCGAGTACATCAACAAGTACGTCGAGTACACGGCAGACCGTCGTTTGGAAGAGTTGGGGTTTGAAGCCCACTACAAAGCAGCTAATCCGCTGAAATGGATGGCTACGGCGTCGGATACGCTTCAGCTCGTAAATTTCTTCGAATCAACTAACACGAGCTACGAAGTTCGCTCTGGAGAGACTCGGTAACCAAACGCCAAAGCATCGTAGTAAGATACTTGCATGACGCAGATGATACACAGCCCAAAATCAGAAGAGCAGATTGCTTTTGTTAGCGAGAAGCTGGGGCGCAAACCAAGCAATATTTCGTACAACCCTATTTGGGATACGTGGCAACTTACCTACCGCGTTCCTCGTGGGGCTAACTCTCAAGATGTCATTGTAGAGCTTCGGGAAAACTCTCAAGAAGTGCGAGTTTTTGCAATGCCTCTACTTGACAGCTTCCATCCCATTGACGACATTGCGGATGCGTTTGAAAAGATGTCAAAAAGGGTAGAAGATATTCCACTCATTCTTCACGAAAAGTAGTAGTATCTATATGCAGACCGGCTAGCTAGCGTGTGTTGGTCTGCTTACGGAACCCCCGCTTTGGATTGGGCATACTCAATCGGGCGGGGGTTCTCTTTATCTGTCATACTTTTTGTATGGCAAACAAGTCTCGTAGCGCATCCACGCGCAATGACAACCGCCCCAATGGTAAGGGCGCTAAGAAGCGTCCCAAGAAATTCGACACAATTAAGCGCAGATTGGTAACTGCGTAATGGGTCGTAATAACGCAGACTTTCAAAACCAAGCCCTGTACCACGGGACCAACCATCCCTTTGAAATAGGCGATGTGGTAGTTCCGGGGTTTCACGGTGCCTACGCAACCACTGATGCCGGTGTCGCTAGGGCGTACGCTGAGGATAAGGCTATGACAGAAGTATCCCCGGTGAACGAGTATCGAATCCCCAAGGTGTACACGGTAGAACCTCTCGACCACGATGAAGCGGGTCCTGATAGATACGACACCCCCGGAGTCATCGTAAGTACAAAGGGATTCCGCGTCACAGGTAAGGTAGAAGAGTAATGGGTCGTAATAACGCAGACTTCAAAGCTGGGCATGGGCTTACTCAAGCTCAAGCCACTTCGTGGACCCCTAACGAGCTGGACGTGACTCGTGACTTTGACGGAACTCCGACAACTGTCGGGATGGTTCCCACCCACGTTGTTGCGCGATACACAGAGTTTGATAGGAACTCCGAGAATCCTGAAAAGGTAAACAGACTCGCTAAAGATATTGCGGAAAATGGAATCCGAGAACCTCTTCAGATTGACTACCACCACGACACCGGATGGGGAACACTGGTTGAGGGCAACCATCGAGTTGCTGCCGCTTTGAAGCTTGGCTTGACACATGTCCCGGTTGTTGTTACGGGCGTACTGAGTAGGCGACCTAAGGGTGCGCCTCTCCACTTGTCCGAGGGAGAAATGCCGACACCTCCCGAGTGGATGACCCACCGTAATCCTCCGTACTTCAAACAGGCTCACCCCTCTGCTTTCCAAGAGTTGGCTGGTCAATAATGGGGCGTAATAACGCAGACTTTGAGTCTCAAATACTTATTCATCGAGGGCTTACTGTACCCCCAGAACAAGTAAACACGGACTCTTTGGGCGAATCATGGACTTTAGACCCGGAGATTGCTAAGACTTTTGCCGGGGAGTCAGGAAGTGTCGTTACTGGCAAGGTGAGCGTGAAGGACACGGTCCCAAGCGAATGGCAAACACGCAAAGAAGCATGGACAAAAGACCCGACTCATTTCGACCCCGAGGATGACTACTCCGGGGACGACCCTGAAAAAGAAGTAACTGTACACCCCGAAGCTAAGGTGACCGTCACTTCGATTAAAAAGGTGAAAAAGTAATGGGTCGTAATAACGAAGACTTTTTTGCTGAATACAACCGGCATCATGTCCCATTTAACTCGTGGGATGGCAATGGAAGTACAACAGAGTATTCTGACATCCGTAAAGGAGCATCCCATCCGGATGTAGTACACGCCTTTACTCACGGACATTGTCACGGACTTGCTTGTCAGATTAATGAGCTTGCGGGGCACCCCATTGGTAAAGTCGTGTACTCTAACCCCGACCCCGATAACCCCAATGAGCATGGGGCAATACACTACTTTAACTACGATAAGTCAAACCCAAAATTTGGGTTTGATATTCATGGTCGTAGACCGGTAGAGGAAATTGTAAACAGTTGTAAAAATGGTTGGGGGGACCCCATGCATCACGAGGTGGTCTCAAAAGAAGACTTCCACAAAGAAACTGCTAATGAAGAAGACTGGCTACCTATCCATCATGAGGCATCTAATACCGTTGCAAAACAAATTCTAGGTATGGAGTAATTGGTTACCAATTTGACACACACCATAAAATGTGTGTTAGACTCTCTGTAACGCAAGGGCGACGGTCCAAGCGGAGTGATGGCTGAATGTGTCCCTCCAGTGGGGAACTAAAGCACAGTTGGGCTTAGCGGCTTTCCCTAGCGGGAGTAACGACTGGTCGGGTGCGGTACAGAATATATCGCTGGGAACCCGTGGTGGTAAAAGGCAATCCACCCACTCACACACCCCCCTCTCCGGAGGGGGTTTCGTGTTTTATATAATAATGTCTCTGTCATACTTGATTTATGGGTGCTAATAATTCAGACTTCTTTGACGGCGGTAACAACGCTCGTCTTAACCAATACGGTGCTCCTAAGGAAACCGAAGAACTTGATGGTCCTCGTGCTCCAAGTCAGTCCGGTGCAGAGAATCGTTTTGCCGGTTATACGGCTGGTAAGGTTGCTGGCAGTGGGTCGTACTCATAATGCACCCCCGTCAAGACCACAGTCAGCTTTCCTCTATCTTTGAAGATGAGTGGTACAAGCGTCTCAAGAATGACCCTGTGTACGCCGGTTTGGGCGGCAGGTACTACGGCTACCCAGCGTACATCGGCTCTATGTCAATGTACAACGGCATGACCACAGCACTTCCCCACGATGACCAAGCACAACCAGATGCTGATTCCAAGATAGCTGGGGCTGCCCAAGAAGTCGGGGCAACTGGGGATTCGATGGGCGGAACAGACGTAGGTCTTTAACACCCCAAGTGGAGTTAAGGGACTATGCTTGGCGTTCTTTTGTCATCATAGATATATGATTCCCCGCAAGCCTCTGGCACCAAATAACGGTGCACCAAACAGGGGCTTGTTCTCTGAGTTCCCTTACTCTCCTACGTTCCCTAAATCACGGGAACAATCGTCCATTTTTCGCTACAACTCTCCGGGGCGTGGCATGAATGGGGAACATAACAGCGGTAATCCCGGCTCAGAAGAGCTGTGGAGGAGTGTGTATGCCTTAGCAAAGCCTTGGGCAAAGTAATAACAATTTTTGGGATACCAGAAGGAACTTTCCATGATTCAAGTAGACATCCAAGTTTTGGCATCAATGGCAGCCGTGTTGACTGCAAGCATTACGTTACTGACCGTGGTGGTGATACCTCTTTTGCGTAGGGTTAGAAAAATTAACGATGGGTGGGATGACTTTATGCGGGACTGGAAAGGTGAGCCAGCCGAGCCGGGACGAGACCATGCGCCCGGTGTCATGGAGAGGTTGAACGCCATTGATGGCGAGTTTAAAAAGAATAGTGGCTCAACTTTAAAGGATGCAGTAGCCCGTATCGAGCGTAAACTTGACGAAGTAGATGAGCGCCTCCAAAAGGGAGACGAGCGCATGACTCGCATCGAAAACAAGCTGGAGAAGTAATGCCCGGTCTAAACACCTCGCACGACGTAAGCGGTCACCGCTACGGTAAGGGCGAGCTTCCCATTGGCTCTCTTGCAAATGCTGCTAGAAAAGCGTTTCTTGCTGGGCGCGACAAAAAGCGCAAAGAGCTTGAAAAGAACAAGCCCAAAGATGACAACAAAACTACCGATAAAGAGCCGGAACCACCAAAATCCAACAAGGTGTTTATTGCTGGTAACACTATCGGTAAGCGCCCAGTTGAGCTTCCTTCTCCCACAATTGTAGGTGAAGGTGGAAGGGTGGCAAGCAACGAGGATTATTGGAAAGCAAAGCAACGGAATACTGACGCTGCGGCGCATTATCAAGAGCAGTTAACTATTCAAAACCACAGTAATCATCAGTTCCAAAACTATGCTGTCCCCCATCTTCCGGGCAAACCCATGCGAGCCACAGGGTACGGACCTACCAACCCTAAGACCGGTGGGTTTAACAAAGTTAAGATGGGCAAACTTCAAAAAGAAGCAAATAACATTGAAGCCCTGCGTGCCCACAACCGGGAGCTTCAATCTCGACGACCTCAACCACCGGCTGCGGAAAGTACTCCGCCATCTACCGGAGAAGCTCCAAAAACAATCAGCGATAGCTGAGTTCAGCAGGAACTTTTCTCAACCATTTGACAAGGTAGTAACCTACCTTTAAGGAGTGACCCATGACCCCGTGCGCTAACTGTTTAGACGAAGCGATTGTTGAATACCCCATTGCGGGCGACATCCGTATCTTCTATTGCGAAAAGCACATCCCTTCTTTTTTGCTTAAACCAGACTACAAAGGGCGGCTTAACTACAACATCAACGTAGCCGCTTCGATAGCGGAGAGTGTTGCTGAGGAATCAGCGGTCGAACAGCCAAGTAAGAAGAAATCATCAAAAACTTCAACCGAAGAAACAACCACCACAAAGACGCCAGCAGAGGCAGAAGGAGAGTAATTATGAACGAGTTTGACACTGTCGGGGGATACGCATGCCCTATCGACCCTGCTGAGGCTGAACTTTGCGAAGGATGCCAGTAAGTTAACTCTTTGCCTTAGCCCCCCGAAAAGGGGGCTTTGTGCTTTTATTGGAATATCCCTATAACCCGAAAGTATCGTGATATGCCGATAATCCGTAAATTTGCCATTCAAGGGCATCCGATTCCCAAAACCGCGCACGCTCCTCGTGGACCATTTCCTCCAGAGGTTATCTCCCAGTCCTCGGTGTACTACGGGGAAGAAACTCATGGAGATTCACTGCATGAAGCTTTGGATGACATTAGGCTGTTTCGTTGCAAAGATTGTGCCACCATTTTATATGAGGACGAGTTATCTACGCACCAGTGTGAAGACGACGAATCCAACCCCGACGCGTAGGGGTATTCACTCTCTAGAGAAAGAACAATCATGGCAACTAACAACAATGGTCATCTTATTGATGACGCAGGTAACGTCGTTGTTGACTTCGTTTGGGGCAACATGCCGCTCCAGCCGAACGATGACCGCGTAGAGCCAAATCTGCTCAACTACACCCTTGACAACCACATCATTGCTGATTCAAACTGGGGCGGTTACCCGCTCTTTACCGCAAACAGTGCTGGTTCGGATGTTTCTGGTTCAACCGATTACATCACCGTTCCCAACGTTCTTGGTAAGACAACTGCTCTTGCTATCGACGCTCTTGAGGACGCTGGTTTCACCACAACTGCTGGTGTAAACACCATCACGACGGCGTCCGCCGCAACCAACACTGCAACCCAGCCGACCCGCATTAACGTTACTGCAACTACGGCAGCTACCGTTTACGTAACCGGTGGAACCGGAACGTGGGCTACCGGCACTAAGGTGACCATTGCTGCTGGAACGGGAATCCCCGCTGCATTGGTTGGTACGTGGACTGTTACCGGGGGTAGCGGAAGCACCCTCACTATTTCTGGTAGCGGTTGGACTGTTGCCGACACTGGTGCGATTACCCCCGGAACTCGCCTTACTGGTGCAACGGGAACCATCAAGGCTCAGAGCATTGCTGGTGGCGCTGCTACCACCGCTCCGGGTACGGCTATCACCATTACTCCTTGGGCTTAAGTCTTAGGTAACTGATGGCTAATGCAGGTTTGCCCCTAGGGGGTCAATTCCCTACTCGTGGCGAGATAGGGGCAAACCTGCCACCCTACGTCGAGAACCCCCGTGCAGTCGGGGCTAACCGAGGTTACGGCAAGTACGACCGTCTTTCATCTATTTGGGCAAATGAATCCGCCCAGTACATGGACCAAGAGTACATTCAATCTGAAGAAAACACGCTGACTGCTAATAACCTCGCAGAGGACCAGCGTAACTTTGAAGCGCAAATTGTTAAGTTGACAGATATTCCCACATCGTCAACTAACTACACCCGACCACGAACTGTTGCTGCGGGGTATGACCCGCAGAGTAAAACAATGACCGTAGTGTTCCGCGATGGGACGTTCTACAATTACTACGATGTAAGTCCGGGTGAGTGGGAAAACTTTTCGGCGTCTTACTCTAAAGGTCGTCCGTGGCTTAACCGAAAAAATCGTAATCAGGGTGCTGACGGTTTGTTTATCGGTAAGCCTCGTGGTCAGGCTAACATTGAAGACATTGACCCGATTGTGCGGGAGCAACTTTACCGTGTTGCCCGTTCTCAGCAACTTTACAAGAAACCTCGCCCACATCGTGGTTATAGTTACAAGTCCCCGTACGATGTAGAGGCTCAACGGCGTACGGCTAAATCTGGTGGAAAAATTCCAACTAGACGTCGCACAGGTTACGTACCTAGACCAAGGAAAGCATCCTAATAAATGCCCAAGGTACACAACATCGGTTCTACTCGGTTTATTCAACTCCTTAACTTTCCCGCCCAATGGGGGTGGAAAGTTGTCGTTAAAGGTTGGACTCAAGAAATTGAGGAGCCTTATCGCACAGCCGAACCTTATATCCTGAGACTTCCTTTTAGGAAAGCGGTAGTATTTGGTCGTTGGACTGGAACACTTACGGAAGACGAAGCGCTAAATAAAGCGATTCAAAGACGGGACCTTACCTACGATGATTTTCAAGAAGAAAACGGATGGACACCAGCCCCAGACCAAGTTGGAGAAGAGAGTAGCGAGTATCTCTACTCCTGAGCTAGTGATGTGGGCAGAAAACTCTTTATTCGTTATTGGCAAAGAAGTTACTGGCTGGATGCGTACGCATGACCACGCACTGTTGGACGAGGCAGACCTCGGTGCCGAGGCTCTCTATGCAATAACCCAAGAACTTAAACGACGGGCAAATAATGGATTCTGAGTTCGAAGATAAGTTTGAAGAGATTAATCCCGAGTTTTATCGAGAAGACAATGACGTACCTGAGTTTGAAGAAGAACCCGAAGAGGACGTACTTTCTTCAGAGTTTGTAAACAAGCTCATTGAGAAGATTATGAAGTTTATGGTAGTGCTTGTCGGACACGATTTGCACGTTTATCAAAAACCTTTAGCTCGACGCATTATTGAGTCTGTTCTTATTAACGACGGTGAAGAAATTACAGCTCTTGCTTCTCGTCAGTCCGGTAAAACCGAAACGGTGTCAGATACTCTTGCTACTTTAATGGTTATTCTTCCATTGCTATCTAAGCTTTATCCAGATTTGTTAGGCAAGTTTAAAGATGGATTATGGGTGGGAATGTTCGCCCCTACTGAGTCTCAGGCTGAAACCTTGTTTAGCCGTACCGTTACCCGGCTTACCTCGGAACGCGCTATTGAGATTCTTGGCGACCCCGAGATTGATGACACAGCAAAACGCGTAGGTGGCGTTACCCGAATGATTCGACTTACCCGTTCTGGCTCGACTATCACAATGATGACGGCTAACCCCAAAGCAAAGATTGAGTCTAAATCATTCCACGTCATCGTCATTGACGAGTGCCAAGAAGCTGATGATTTTACCGTTGCCAAGTCAATCTCCCCAATGCTTGCGTACTACGCCGGAACAATGATTAAGACTGGTACGCCTACTACTTCTAAGAACAACTTCTATCGTTCTATTCAACTTAACAAGCGGCGTGCCACGGGTCGAGGTGCTCGTCAAAATCACTTTCAATGGGACTGGCGAGACGTAGCCAAAGTCAACGCAAACTATAACAAGTTCATTAAAAAAGAAATGCTTCGTATTGGCGAAGACTCAGATGAATTTCAAATGTCGTACAATTGCAAATGGTTGCTTGAACGAGGCATGTTTGTTACTCAAGGTTTGATGGATGAACTAGGAGATATCTCGCAAGAACTTGTCAAGGTGTGGCACAAGACTCCTGTTGTTGTGGGAGTAGACCCAGCCCGTAAACTTGACTCTACAGTTGTGACTGTGGTCTGGGTGGATTGGGACCGACCAGATGAGTTCGGGTATTTTGACCATCGTGTACTAAACTGGTTGGAAATTCAAGGAGATGATTGGGAAGAACAGTATTTTCAAATTGTTAACTTCCTAAGCAACTATGACGTACTTGCTGTTGGAGTAGACGCCAACGGTGTTGGTGACGCTGTTGCTCAACGTTTGAAAATACTTATGCCTCGTGCAGAGGTCATTCCTCTTACTTCTAGTCAATCTGAGCAATCTAAGCGATATAAGCATCTTCAGGCTCTTATTCAACGTCGTATGTTGTCGTTTCCCGCTCATGCCAAAACCCGACGACTTCGTGTTTGGAAACGATTTGTTCAACAAATGGTGGACGCAGAAGTTCAGTACAAAGGTGCGAACTTTCTTGTGGAAGCTCCTGATGAGGCTTATGCTCACGATGACTTTGTCGACTCATTATCTATTGCGTGTTCCATGACCGTAGATTTGGTCATGCCCGAGGTTCAGGCGACCAGTTCCCCATTCTTCAATTAATTTGAGTTTGATAAGTTTTGTTGTTAAAAATCAATCAAACTTGTAGTTGAAATGCGCATTTCAAACAATTAAGGAGTTACATCATGGGTATTGGACCCGCACCTATGTTCCCTGAGCGTTCGCCTCAGGTTTACGAGCGCAAGGGCGCTGGTAACATGGAACGCCGTGGACCGCTTCGCTTCGAAGAGGGCATCGCTACAGACACCGACGTCCCCACCGATTTTCAGAAGGGCATCATGCAGGGCTTTGCCGCTGCACCGGGTCGCCCGAACCGCAATGCCCCTGTTTGGCAAAAGCCCGCTGCGGAGACGCTCTCGGAGCGTGCTCACGTCGGCTCGGCTTCGTGGATTGAAGCTCCGACGTTCCTCGGTGAGTTTGCTCACGGTTCGTTCACCAACTACGCAGAGCAGACCGTTGAGGTTGTTGTACGCTCGGGTGCCCGCACCATGCGGATGAACCCGACTGTCGTAAACGACTAGTTTGACCTGCGGGGGTCTGCTTAGCTGAGTAAGTTGGCTAAGTAGACCCCCTATTGTATGAGGAGACGCTATGCCGCATCAAGTACCGCTTAATCAGCGCCTTTGGCAGCTGGTTATTACGCAAGCCAAGACGCGATTTGCTACGTACCCCTCACCGGCTGCTAGTCACTGGGTCCACTCCGAGTACCAGAAAAAGGGTGGACAGTTTAAAGAGGTCAGCGACGAAACCCGTCGCCAAGAAATACTCGCTAGACAGTTCCTCAAAAAGCGCCACGAGCGTCTTGCTGCTAAAGCAAAAGAAAAATCGGAACACAAATCGGACAAAAAGAAAGATAAGAAGTAATGTCATTTGCTGACTTTTCACCGCCCAGCTATCGTGCAGC